TTTATCAAAATTTCCCCCAAATTTATTTACTTTTTTTTTTAAATAATTATGAAAATCTTTTTGTGTTATTATACCTTTTTTAAATAAATAAATACGTATCACTACCCAACGCCCACATGTTGTCGTTTTCTCATCCCATTTCTGATAATCAAAATGATTATAATTGTGTTCAACTGGTTCTAATAAATTTTCTAAATAATCTGTTTCTTCACCATATCTTCTTTTTTTTTCAGGTGTAATAAATTTTAATTCTTGACTAACTGTTAAACCATAACTATCAAAAAATTCAAAATAATCTTTATATCTTAATAAACAAGTCCAATGACCAATCATTACGCCATTTTTCATATCATCAGTATAAAATATAACACAGTAATCTTTTTTCTTAGGTAGTAGTTCGTAAATGTTTTTATAATTTTTTAAATCACTAAAATTTATAATTTTCAAATCATCACCAAGTAGATTTTTTAAATCTTCAGAATTGACCATATAATCCATAATATATAATAACACCACAAAAAAATTATCATTATTTTAAAAATTTACGGGATTTTTTTATTTAAATTGTTATAATAGAAAACCAAAAAAATCCCGTAAAACTGAAAACCCTTATTCATTTTGCTATATTGAATAAGGTAAAAATTAATTAAATTTGAAACTAGTAATATTAAGAGTATAAGTATATAAACTACTAATATCAATATTATTAAAATTTACTGTTAAATTGCCATTACTTAATAAAATAATAGTTCCATAAGTCAAAGAACCTAAATTATTATTTACTATATAACAAAATTGAGATGTTGTATAAGATGGTTTTATAGTCATATTACTTAAAAAAGTTATCGTTAAACTAGATGTAAAAGTATTAGAAAAAGTAATATTAAAACTTGTTATAGGATTATTAGAAGCATCATTAAAATATAATGAACCTTGATAACCTGTATTAGAATTAAAAATAATTAAATTATCTTCTAAATTTGCTGTTCCTGTATTACATGATAAATTAGTAGTTGATAAAATAGTATATGTATAATCTGTAGGTGTTGGTGAATTTCCTAAATATGCCGTTGTTTGCTGTGTGCCGTCATTAAAATTTAATTGTTCCAGTTCATTTAAAATAATACTTCTATTAAAGTATTTTCCATAAGGTGCATCATTAAAATGTATTCTGTTAAATTGAATATCACTTCCATATATTGTCCTAGAACTCATGTTATATATATATAATAATATAATAAAAAAAAATATAATATATTATTATATATATATATAACATGAGTTACTTTAGTGGAATAGACCAAAGAGTAAGACAACAACAATTTTTTAATAATTCATCAACAATAACACAACCAGCAAATCAAAGTGATACATTATTACTAGCAAATCTACAATATGTTCAAAATTGGTTTAATTCAAATATTTTAAATTATTTACCTGTAAATAATCCAACTTTTACAGGCACTTTATCAACTATAGCAGGTATTATATCTACTCCAACAGCAAATATTACAACTGGAAATATTACAACATCAAATAATACAACTTCTAATATAACAACTGCAAATATTACAACTGCTAATATTACAAATCAAAATGGAACATTATTTAGTCAAAATCCAAGTATTACAATTAATAATAAAAATTATCAAGTTGGTTTTAGAGTTGTAGGAGAAATTAAAATGCTACTGACAAATACGACAGTGCCTAATTATTTAAATTGTGATGGTAGTTCTTATTCTACAACTGCTTATCCTTCTTTATTTACTGCTATCGGATATGCTTACGGTGGTAGTGGGTCAACATTTAACGTTCCTAATTTTGCTTCTCATTTTCCTATTGGTAATAATGGTAGTGTAAATGGTGTCCCAACTTCAAATTATGCTACTGGAAATGGTGCTGTAGGTTCTTCTAATAATCAACTAAATACATATAATTATCAACTAACATCTTCAAATTCAACTGCTTTATTAACACAAGTTCCCCCACATAATCATAATACTACATTCACTCAAAGTGTCCCATCAACAATTACCCCTTTAGGTGTTCAACAATATTTGTATGATTCTGGTTCATTTACAGGAACAGACACATTATTAACAGGAACTAATATAGCATCAACAAATGACCCAATTTCAGAAGGAACAGGAATTAATATTACTATGCCTTATGTTGCTGTAGCATATTTTATTTGTTATGCTTAAAAATATTAATAAAAAGTATAAATTTATAAATTAATTATAATTATAAAAAAAATATATATCATATATATATATATAAAATGTCTGTCGCATCTTTAGAGAATGGTAATTTAACTTTAAATTCATTAACCATAAGCAATTCACAATATGCCGAAGCATCCGGATATGTTCCATCAACTGCAGTTTTTTCATCAACCAAAAATGGAACTGCTATTGCTGGTGCTACAAATATTTCAACTCCTGCTATGTATATTACTAATCCAACAAATACTAATAACCCTTATTTTTCATCATCATCTAATACTATGAATCTTAATGTAAATCCTACTGAAGGTTTAAATATTACATCAGGAGCATCATATGGTTCTATTATACCTACTGGAGCAAATATTTTAAGCACTAAAACGTTGAACTGTCAAGCATTACAACTAAATGATACAAATACTACAGGTGTAAGTATTGGAACAAATGCAGGAAATAGTTTGACTATGGCATCTTCAACAATATCTATTTTATCAACAAATTTATCAGGTTCAGTTGTTGGTTCTGGTAATATTTCAATGAATGCTTCTAATCAACTAATAACACCTGTTATTAAAACCCCTTCAGTAGTATTTAATGATGCAAACTCTACCGCTGTCAGTATTGGAACTAATGGAGGAAATAGTTTAACAATGTATTCATCAACTATATCTATTTTTACAACAGATTCAGCAGGAGCAGTTATTGGTTCTGGAAATCTTAGTGTAAATGCTTCTAATCAACTACTTTGGAATGGTGTAGTAATTTCTTAAAAGAATATATTAATTAATTATTTAATTTAAAAAAGTATTTAAAAAAATATCTATATTATATTATATAATGGAATTAAACTTAGAAGAATTAAAAAAAGGTTATGAAAAATATATGAAAATAAAGGAGAGAACAAACATATGTTCTAAAAAATGGATTAAAGAACATAAGGAAAACGCTAGAAAAAATAATAAAACATATTATGATAAGATAAAGTCAGAGCATCCTGAAAAGTATAATGAGATGTTAAAGAAAAAAGCAGAACAGAAAAGGGTAAGAGATGAAAATAAAAAAAGAGAAGAGAATGAATTACATCCTGCATTAGTAAATTTATATGGAATATAAAATAAAAAACATATAGAAATATTTAAATTTATTAAAAAAATATATAGAATATTTTTTTAATTAAAAAAACTACTTAAAAAATAAAATCTAATATATATTATATATAATATGGAATATAAATTTTATAGTTTTACTTGTTATTCAATTACAGATGAGAAAGCGGAGGAGGTTAAAGAAACATTCAATAACATTGATGAATTCCCATCTTTTAAAAATGACAGAAAATATAATGAAAGGTTATACATCGGACAACAATATAAATTTTTCTTAGATATTGAAGTAGAAGATTTAAAAATTGAAACAATACAAACATCATTATTAGATTTTTTTAATAATCACCTAAAATTAAAATTAATTGAAAAAGATATTAAATATACAACAAATGATAAAAAATTTAATAAATGCGGTTCATATCATATCACTATACCAAAATATTATAGTGAATTAGAAAATTTAAAATTAGTAGCAGAAGAGATAGAAAAAAAATATAAATATAATATTGATTTATCTGTTTATAGTTCTAAAAGATGGTTTAGATTACCAAATCAAACAGGAACAACATATAATAAAAAAACAAAAATTACAACACCTAAACATGCTCATATTATTCAAAATGGAAAAATAAAAGATTTCATTTTACAAATTGTAGATAAAACAAATTCTGTAAATCTAAAAAAAGCATTCTTTGAATATAAACCAAAAGAGGAAGTTAAAGAAAAAGTAAAAGGAAAAGTAAAAAAACAAGTTGATATTATTACTACAACATCAGAACCATCAAATATTGAAGATTTAGACATATTATTAAATGGTTTGACAACTGAATTTATAGATGTATATATTAATTGGATTAGACTAGGTCAATTATTATTTAACATTGGTTCAACTGTTGAAAAATATATTGAAATTTCTAAAAAAGGTAAAAAATATGAAGATGGAGCATGTGAGATGAAATGGGTAAGTTTTAAAAAGAAATCATCAACAATAAAGTCGTTATGGTTTTGGGTTAAATCTTGTAATATTCAATATTTCAATACACTTGTAATACAAAACAAGAAAAAAGAAGAAATACAAAATTTTGATAAAAACATTTCTATTAAAATTGATAAAAAATATTTAACTGAAAAAGATGAAGATGATAAATTAGTTATTGATAAAGATTTAGTTCAATATTTTGATGACTTACTTATAAATAATAAATACAAATCAATAAATATTAAATCACCTTATGGAAGTAGTAAAACACAACTAATTCACAAAGTAATTGAACAATATAACCCTGAAAAGGTTTTATGGTTATCTTTTAGAAAAACATTAAGTGATGACATCCATAAAAATTTTAAAGATTTACAATTTGAAGATTATAGAAACGGAAAATTAGATAGTAATAGATTAATTATACAATTAGAAAGTTTATTAAAATTAGAAGAATTAGAAGAAACAGAAGAAGATGAAAATGGAGAATGTTATAATATTATTCATAAATATGATTTAATCATGTTAGATGAAATTGAAAGTTTATTAAATCAATTTAATAGTGAATCAACTTTTTCAGGAAAATCAAGACGAACATTTGAATATTTAGAGCAACTACTAAAAAAAAGTGATAATATCATTAGTTTAGATGGTGATTTAGGACATAGAAGTTTTAATTTTTTAAAACATTTTGATAGATGTTTAAATATTGAAAATTTAAATAAAAGAAATGATAAAAC